TTTAGGTGCTGGTGCGCCGCCGCCCTGAGACTGAGCTGCCGCTGCTTTGGCCTCTAAACCCTTGAGGCGCTCCTTGAGAAGCTGCTTCATTGGTGGGTCAAGCAAGTCAATCAGGCTTTCTTTATCAATCGCACCGGCTTTGAACAGGTTGAAAGCCAACGAGCGCAGATCTTCCATGAAGATAGGGCTGTTCGAGTGCGCGTCTACCTTGACTACATAGTCCTTGGTAAACTGGGCAGGGATAAACTTGCCGCCTTCCGTGTCCTTGAGCGTGGACGGATCGTAAGCCTGCATCAGCTTGAGATACAGGGTTGCCATCTTTTCCAAAGCATCTTCCACAACCAAAGCACGTTTCTTGGCACGCGAAGATCCGAGACGAGCAAGCTGAGACGCATGGCCTGCCGAGCGCACGCCCTGTTCGCCACGACCTGACAGAACGGACGATATACCGGACGTTTCTTCAAACATCGAATCAATTTCTTTAAGCTGTGCATAAAGATCTTGCGGAATGTTGGGTGCCAGACGTTCTGCTTTTGCGTTCGGCATATCGGACGACAGCAAGCCACCTGCACGGTTCAGCGCAAAGTTCTTTTCGTCCAAGATGCCGGTAAAGCCGGTCAGGGCCGTCGGTGGGTTAACTTGCTTGGACAACAGATCCAAGATTTCCGTCATGCGCCGGTTACGCATCTGCTGAAGGTAAATCAGCTTGGAAACCTCGGATTGCCCCCAGTAGTAATCATATTGTGGGTTAGGCGTGATCTGCACAAATGGCAGCTCGCCTTTTAAAAACAACTGCTCGCCAGGCCGATCATAAATGATGACATCCGGCGAAGCCTTTGTAACTACTTGATAATCTTGCGTGTCGTCGTTCCAGACGTACAACTCGGTCATCTCAATCGTATCTTCTGCGATACGAGCCTTCATCCGGTTGTAGCCGTACAAATCTAAATTGACCGTACCATACAGGGTAGGATTGGTCTGAGACATGACAATTCGGTCGATGCCTTCAGGAATATGGGTTGGCTCATAGTTAGCCGTGGTGACACGGGACAAGATAGAGTCGCGTTTAGGATGGTTATACAGACGCGCCCACAAATCTTGTTTTGTCATGTAATATGTCATGGTGAGGGCTTGTTGACGGTCTGTATAAGGCACGTCCTCGCGCAGCACACCGATTGAACCGGGGTCAACAAGGTACGGATGAATCGAGTTGTTGAACGGCATCAGCTTGATGAACGTCGTATTAAATACCAACGCCCATGTCAAAGCCGTGGCAAATACTTGGTCGGCGTTCGAGTTGTTCCACTCGTCATGCAGAGCTTGCGTCAGCGACGGAAGGTAACGGTGTTGAAGGGTGTCAACGCCTGCGCCAAGCGAAATGTTAAAGCGCGTGGTTTCAGCTGAATAAAGAAACGAGGTTAGCTGGTCAATGTGCGAACCAATCTTGTTGAACGGTGCCGGCGACTCTTCTGGACCAGCGCCAAACAAAAAGTAAGAGCGCAAGGACGAGTAATCGCCCTGACGCTCTGGCTTGGAGACATCGCACTTGTTAATCAGGTCGTTATAGAAGTACTCGCGTTCGTCTTCTTTATTAGGAATCCGCATTGATCTTTAATCCCTGATGGTCGGCCTGATAGCTTGCAGCGCGAGGACCAGTCAGATTGCCAAGGTTCTTGGGATCAAAGCCAGCCGGTTCGCCATTGCCGGATTGTACAGCTTTCCCAGCCAAAGCGCTAGACATGTTAAACCGGCCACCGCCGCCCCACATGACCTGCTCGACCGCCTCGTGGCCTTTGTTCTTTTCCACAGGCTTGTTGTTGCGGGTGTGATAACCCTTCTGCGCCTCGCCTTCACGGGTCGATTGGATATTGGTCATGCCAAAATCTTTGGCTAAACCCTTCAAAGTGGCGTCTGCGTGCTTGGTGCGGCCCGATTTAATAGAAAACGGCTTCAAAAACACTTGCACCACATTTTTGCATCCGTGGGGGCATTCTGCCTCCCAAGCGTCAAAATATCCGTGTTTTTTGCAGTTATATGACCGTAAAATGCCCATTTTAGTCCTCTAATTGCTCTAGAAGGGTAGGATGTGAATAGTCGTTTTTGTTAACAATACCCGGCTTTACGCGGATTCTGCCGCCCTCAAACACCAGTTTATTGCCGCGAGCGGCCCTCGGCTTAGGCACATTGTTGTACTGAATGAACCTTGTATTGTCCTTATTCCGCATAACCGTGACTTCACCGCGCTCGATCTGGCCCAACGCCTTACTCAACCTAACCTGCAAGATTACAGATAGAGGGTAAGTCTTGTAAATGAAGGTGTCGCGCAGGGTGGTTTCGCTCATACCGACCAGTTCGGACAGCATTCTCCATGACCACGGGCTGTCACCGTCGGCTTGAAAGCGTTCCATGCGACGGAACAGTTCTGCGTTAGTAAGAACGCTCATCGGGCCCAAATCCTATACGTTTTAGATAGTCAGACACATTTTTGCCAACCGCTAACTCTTCCGGCGTTTTGTCCTGTGTCTTTTGAGACACGTCACGGGTAATGCGTCGGGCAATCAGTTGTGGTTGTACTTGCTCGGCAAAAGCCATCGTAGCCATAGCGGTGGCAAGCACACGGTCGTCTTTGGATCTGCCGGGGGCGGAAATGGTTGCGCCATCCCGACGGATTGTCTTCATTTCTTCCAATAGATCTTCTGAACGCACCTTTAGCATGTCGCGTTCAAAGTAATCCTTAAAGTACGTCATCATACGTTCTTTGGTGGCTTGCGTGGTAATGACGCCTATGGAGTTACTTAGACCACCAAGCGTATCGTTCTTTCGCCATATGTAGTTTTGCATGGATGACAGCACATTCATCAGTGCTTCACCTTGCTTGCGGGTTTCAGGCACGGATGCGATGGCAACGGCTTGGCGTTTAAGGTTGCGTAGTTCTTGGACTACAGGTTGGCCTGGCCCGTTGAGTTCGAGGTTGAGGGTGGAGTTTTTGTAGGCTCCCGCCAGATGCGCGATGACCCAAGCAAATTGGTAGGTGTTGAGATCTGAAGTTGCAAACTCGGCAACCTGATCCATACCATCGGCATAGCAACGATAGATCTGTATACAAAAACGGTCAGCCCAATCTGAGCTACCATAAGCAGGATCAGCACCGATAACATAATACGCTGTGTCAATTGGTTCCTCCCAGATCTTGAGGGTTGATAGTTTAGGGTTAGACTTCATCACTTGCGTGTCTTGGAAGTTATGGCCCATGACATACCGATAACCGTCAAACGGGCTTTTACGCGACTCCTTCATGGCATCCGTGCATTTGCTGTTTGAAAAGAACGAGCTGCCGGTCATCACGAACGCATAGTCTTCCGTGGGCGGAAACTCTTGGTACATGAGGGCATCGTCTTTAATGCCTTCGGCCAGTTTCCAACGCCACCATGCAATCTGCCGAGAGTTGATCTCGACGTTGTAGAGCTTCTTGATGTCGCGCACCCATTCTTTTTCTTCGGGTGTGACCTTGCCGTCCCAGTAAACCTTGTAGATTGGGTTGTCGGCCTCTACTGAGTAGAACTCGTTTCTCCACCAGCCACAGAAGATAGCGCGCTGAGTACGCGCTCTCTTAGCGGTGACATACATGTCGTGGAACATGTTAAATCCTCGGGCAGTCGATTCAAACATGTAGAGCCGTAAAGGATTTGTCTCCGCAAGGGAGGCAAGCAATGAGGCCAGACCTTCTTCGTCGCCCCATGAAGAAGTTTCTGTGCCATGCAAGTATGTAATAGCCTTCCCACGTCCCAAGCTCCCCTTAGCTCTCAGACCGGCCACTTGGTAAAACAAACGGCTGCGGTTTTTTAGTGACAATTGGTTTCTGTTATGTGCCAGCAAGGGAATCTTATATTCCTTGGGCAAGCCGTCCATGTACATGGCAAGCGTAGACCTGAACATGTCACGGTTTTCTTCCGTGTCTGTGGTTAAGGTGCCCTGTAGGCCTGGGTTAATAAAATGCCAATATAGATCAAGGGCCAGACTAATAGTGGTAATGCCCAGCTGGCGACCCTTGAGAATAACGTAAAAATGGCAGTCATCTTCCAATCCTTTTGCAATCTCTTCCATGACATAAGTTTGCGTGCCCAGAAGTTTATCCATCTTCTGAAGGCCCAGCTCTTTAGTTTCAATTTTGAGCTGCCGGCAAAACGCGTAGAACTGTTGCAGGTTAAACTTCATGACGCCAACGTATTGTATTTAGTGACACGCGACGTGTGGGTTTTTCCCAAATTGGGATTGATATACAGCACCGTGCGCTCAGGCACCTTGGTGGCAATGTCGGCATTTGTACGGGTGTAGCTATCCGTTTCCTCTACATCCTTTACCGTCTTTTGCTTGGCAGCAACACCGCAGCCGGGGCAGAACTTTTTAATCTGTTCGCCAAACTCCGTGATGTGCTTTTGCCACCAACCTTCAGTCACGGGC